GAGAGGGAACGCGCCATTTCATCAAAGTTTTTCAATGACTTATGGCTTCGGCTTCCGCCCCCGCTACAGTAATTGACGGCGTTCTGTGCTTGTCGCAGACGTGGGCCGCGAAGGTATGCGGTGTGACCCCCGCGCGTTTTCGTCAGCTCGAGGTCGATCCGTTTCGGATGATCGGGAAGCGCCCGTACTATTCGATCGATTCCGTGGTATCGAAACGCCTAGAGCGTGAGGCGGTGCCAGGGCGTGAGCGTCCTATTGATCGGCTGAAGGATTTGAAGGCGCGCGAGATGGAGCTCGACCTTGCCGAGCGCGAGGCAGCGTTGCGCAGAACGGATCAGGTTCAAGACGCTTTGAACGCACTTGGCGGCGAGGTGGTCGCACAATCGCGCGGAATAGGGCAGGCTTTGCGGCATGAACTTGGACTACCTGCTGAAGCTGGCGACGTCATCCAAGGCCGGGTCGATCAGCTACTCTCGAAGCTCTCCACTGTCGAAGCTGACCTTGGCGAGCCTCCGGGGCCGGCCTCCCGCTTCAACGGTCACGGAGTGGGCCGACAGCAATAGGATGCTCTCGCCAGAGAGCTGCGCGGAGCCTGGTCCGTGGCGCACTGCGCGTTTCCCATATCTCGCTTCGATCATGGATGCCTTCGCGGATGGCGGCGAGGTCGTGTTCATGAAGTCCAGCCAGGTCGGCGCGACCGAGGTGCTGAACAACTTCATCGGCTACATCATCGACCAGGATCCAGGACCGACGATGGTCGTGCAGCCGACGATCGAGATGGCGAAGGCGTGGAGCAAGGACCGGCTTGACCCGATGTTGCGCGATACGCCGTGTTTGCGCGCGGCAGTGACTGACAACCAGAAGGACTCGGACAACACGATTCTGCACAAGCGGTTTCGGGACGGGCACCTGACGATCGTTGGCGCGAACTCGGCGGCGAACCTGCGCTCGCGGCCCATCCGCAACGTGCTGCTCGACGAGATCGACGCCTATCCGCCGCACCTCGACTCGGTGGGGCTTGCGGTCGGCCGTGCAAAGGGTTTCGCTAATCGGCGCATCTACAAGGCTTCGACGCCGGAGATCAAAGGCTCGAGCCGCATCGAGGTCGCGTTCGAGGCGAGCAATATGCAGTTCTATTTCGTGCCGTGCCCGCACTGCGACGCGATGCAGAGATTGTTGTGGGAACAACTACGATGGTCGCGCGAGCTGCCAGGCGGGCGACGAGTGCCGGCGGTTGATCCGCAATGGAAGGGCCGCGGGCGTCATTTGCCGGATACCGCGGTCTACGTGTGCGAGCACTGCGGAGCCGAGATCACGCATCACGATAAGGCGCGGATGTTGGCGCGCGGCGAATGGCGTGCGACCGCGCCCGATAACGGCGTCGATGGGTTCCACATCAACGAGCTGTATTCGCCGCTCGTCACATGGGCCGAGATGGTCACGGCGTGGGTGTCGGCCAAGGCGCTGCCGGAGTCGCTCAAGAAGTTCATCAACGAGTCGCTCGGGTTGTCGTGGGAGGAGCAGGCCGACAAGCACGATCCGCAGACGTTGAGGTCGCGCGCCGAGCCGTACCGCAAGGCCCCCGCGCAGACGTTGCTCGCTGGGCTATCCGCCGACGTGCAGGACGACCGCATCGAGATCGAAGTCGTCGGCTGGGGCCGGATGTTCGAGTCGTGGTCGCTCGATTGGCGGCAGTTCTTGGGCGACACCGCGTTCCCGGAAGTCTGGGGCGAACTCGACGAGTACTTGCGCCGCACCTTCGAGACCGAGGACGGGCGGCAGTTGCCGCTGACGTTCTCGATCATCGACGCCGGCCACAACACCGATATGGTCTATCGGTTTTGCAAGCCGCGGTATCGGCGCGGCGTGTATGCGCTCAAGGGCGTAGGTGGCTTGAGCAGCGGACATCCGATCGTCGGGCGAATCAAGCGCGAGAACAAGTATCGCTGCCCGGTGCTGCCGGCGAACGTTGACGAGTGCAAGAACCGCATATTCGGCTGGCTGTCGCTCGAGACGGCCGGGCCAGGCTACATGCACTACCCGGACAATCGCGACGAGGAGTATTTCCAGCAGCTCACGGCCGAGGATCGCGTAGAGCGCGTGCAGAGAGGCCAGAAGGTCCGCGCGTATGTGCAGCGACGAGCCCGCAACGAGGCACTCGACTTGCGCGTGTACAATCTGGTCGGCATTGAGCTATTGCAGCCGAAGTGGGACACTCTCGCGAAGCGCGCGGTGGCCGCTCGCGGGAACGAATCCCTGGCCGCTACCGATGAGACGGTCGCCGTCGCGCCGTTGCCGCCGCCGAAGGTGCGGCGCTCGCCGCCACGACCGAACTGGGTGACGCAATGGCGATGAACATCCCGAGCACATTGACCGCAGGCGATCTATGGGAGTGGACCGACTCGCAGGCCGACTACCCGGCGCCGACGTGGGTGCTGTCGTATCACTTCAGCGGCCCGAAGGCGTTCAGCGCGATAGGGGTAGCCAGCGGTTCCGATCACGATTTCTCCGTGGCTGCCACGGATACGAAGGACCAGCCGCACGGGACTTACGAGTGGCTTGCCCGCGCGGTGAACGGCTCGACGTCGACGACGCTGGAGCGCGGTCGCATCACGATTCAGCCGAACTTCGCGAACCTCGCGGCGGACAATCGCAGCCACAACCGCAAGGTCTACGAGGCGCTGCAGGCGGTGATCGAGAACCGTGCTACGACCGATCAACTGAGCTACTCAATCGCCGGCCGCTCGGTCTCCCGCATGACGTGGGACGAGATTCTCGCGGCGTATGACCGCTATCGACTGGCCGTCGCGAAGGAGATGGGGCTGCACCCTGGCCGCGTGTTCATTCGGACGGGCAACGCATGAAGATTTCGCTGGGGCCGCTCGGGTCGATTCAGATCGGCAAGCCGAAGGCGAAGCGGCGCCGCATGTACGAATCGGCACGGCCGTCGCGGCTTACCGCAGGCTGGCAGTCGACGACGAGCAGTGCGGATACCGAGATCAATTCGAGCTTGACGAGTCTCCGCGGGCGCGCTCGGTCCCTAGGCCGAGACAGCGCCTACGCGAAGCGTGCGCGCGAGATCGTCGTGAACAACGTCATTGGCACCGGCATGGGCTTGCAGGCGCAGGTCCGCAATTCCCGCGGCGAGCTCCACAGGCGGGCGAATGCCGGCATCGAGGAAGCCTGGGAGCGATGGTCGCGTGCCGAGAATTGCCATACGGGCGGCGCGCTGCACTTCGCCGACCTCGAGCGGTTGCTGATGGCCGAAGTGTTCGAGGCTGGCGAGGTATTCGTGCGAATGCACGAGCGACCGTTCGGCGAGCTCGGCGTGCCCTTCGCGATCGAGGTTATCGAGTCGGAGCGGGTGCCGCACGAGTTTCAGCAGTACGCCACGAGCGCCAATACCCGCATGGGCATCGAAGTCGACGGCTACTTCAGGCCGGTCGCCTACTGGGTTCGTGACCAGCATCCGAACGACGTTGGGTTGTCGATGATCGCCGCCGAGCGCGTGTTCCGCGTCCCGGCCGAGCAGATGATTCACCTGCGCGTGATCGACCGATGGCCGCAGACGCGGGGTGTGCCGTGGGTTCATGCGGCGGCCAAGAATCTGAACGACCAGAACGGGTATAGCGATGCCGAGATCACGGCTGCGCGTGGCGCCGCGAACTACATGGCACACCAGGAGACCTCCGACCTAGACGACCCCGATGTGGAGGAACAGGAGGACGGAACGTATCAGACCGAGCTCACGCCCGGAATCATCACGCGCGGGCCGTACAAGATGGACTTCTTCTCGCCGAACCGACCGAACGCCGCGTTCGATCCGTTCATGCGGTCGATGTTGCGACAGGTCGCGGCTGGCATCGGCGTGTCCTACGAATCGCTGTCGCGCGACTACTCGCAGAGCAACTACAGCTCGAGCCGTCTGGCGCTACTCGACGACCGCGATCTCTGGCGCGTGTTGCAGGGCTGGTTCATCCGCTCGTTCCGCGACGTTGTGCATCGGCGCTGGTTGCCGCAGGCCTTGGCCGCAGGTGCCGTGGAAGGCGCGACGCTCGAAGAGTGGGCCGTCGACCCGGAGAAGTTCTCGGCTGTGAAGTACAAGCCCCGCGGCTGGTCGTGGATCGACCCCACGAAAGAGGTTGAGGCGTTCAAGGAAGCCGTACGCTGCGGGTTCACGACGCGGACCAACGTCATCGCGCAGTCCGGGGGCGGCATGGATCGCGAGGATGTGGACGAGGAGCGCCGGCAGGAGTTGGACGACGCCGCCGAGCTCGACCTGGAGTACGACACCGATCCGGGCGCAGAGGACAAGCCGGCCGTTGACCAGCCCGTCGCGCCGCCGGATGATGCGGCGGACGATGACGCCGCCGATGACGACGAGCCAATGCCGATGAGGGTCGTGAAATGAAAGACACACCGACGAAACTCAAGCCGCTGACCCGCTTAGGTGAGATCCGCGCCGCGGATGCCAAGGAACGGACGATCGAGCTGTCGTTCTCGAGCGAGCATCCGGTCGAGCGCTGGTTCGGCACGGAAGTCTTGGACCACGGCAAGAAGTCCGCGCGGCTCGACCGACTGAATGACGGCGCCCCGGTGCTGTTCAATCACGACATGGACGACCTGCGAGGCGTCGTCGAAAAGGCGTGGATTGGCGACGACCGCCGCGGCTACGCGGTCATCCGGCTGGCCGACACCGAGGAAGGCAACAAGGCGCTTGCGCTCGTGAACGACCGCATTCTGCGCAACGTGTCGTTCATGTATCGCGTCATCGAATGGGAGATGACCGAGACGAGCAAGGACAGTGCCGAGGACCGCGAGTATCGCGTCACCGACTGGGAGGCGCTCGAAATCTCCCTGGTAACGATTGCCGCCGACCCGACGGTCGGGATCGGGCGCGCGGCCCGCAGTTTTACTTTGGACGAAGTGGATGTACGATGCGTCAAACCGGCTGCCGCCGGAGGAGATCGACAGATGGCGAAGGAAACCCCTGCCCCGGCCCCGGAAGTTCGCGTCGAGGTCAACGATCTCTCGCAGCGCGGAGCCGACCTGGCCGCCCAAGACGCCGAGCGCGTCAAGGCGATTCGGAACCTCGCCAAGACCTTCAAGTTCGACCCCACCGACTTCATTGCCAAGGGCACTCCGGTCGTCGACGTCACGGCGCAGATCAGCGCCATGCAGGACGAGCGCGAGAAGGCTGGTCGCTCCGAGCAGATGATCGGCATGGAGCGTACCGAGACGCAGCGCTACTCGCTGATGCGCGCTCTGCGCTCCATCGTCAACAACGACTGGAGCAAGGCGGGGCTCGAGCTTGCGGCAAGCAAGGCCGTGAGCGACAAGCTGCACAAGCTGCCGCGCTCGGAGCGCAGTTTCTTCATCCCGCTCGACATCATGCTGCGCGACATGCCGCGGACTCAAAAGCGTGACATGACCGTCGCGGGCGTGTCCGGTTCCAACTATCTCGTCAGCACCGACAACATGCCGGGCTCGTTCATCGACTTGCTGCGCAACACGTCGGTCGCGCTGCGCATGGGTGTGCAGCGACTCTCGGGCCTCGTCGGCAACGTGACGATCCCGAAGATGACGGCGGGCAACACGGCCTACTGGCTCGCCGACGAGACGACGCAGATCACCGAGAGCCAGCCGACGCTCGGCCAGCTCGCGTTGGCGCCGAAGAACGTCGCGGCTCTGACGGAGCTGTCGCACCAGTTGATTCAGCAGTCGACGCCGGATGCGGAGACGTTGGTGCTGACCTCGATCGCGCGCGACATCGGCCTCGCGGTCGACGTCGGCGTGCTGCGCGGTTCGGGATCGGGCGGCGAGCCGACGGGCATCGCGACGACCGGCTCGATCGGTGCCTTCACCGGCACGTCGCTCGCGTCGCCTGGCATCTTGAATGCGCAGGCGGACGTGGCGACGGCGAACGCGCTCTATCCCGGCTGCGGCTACGTCACGACGCCGGCGGTCGCGGCGCTGCTCATGGACCGCCCGAACGTCACGAGCGCCACGGATGGCACGCCGTTGTGGCAAGGCGGAATGGGCGAAGGGACGATGCGCGGCTATCCGGCGCTGTCGTCAGCGCAGATGGCGTCAGCGACCGCGTTGTTCGGCTGGTGGCCGTCGGTCATCCTGGCCGAGTGGGGTGTGCTCGAGCTGATGGTCAATCCGTACAGCGACTTCACGCGCGGCCTGTCGGCGGTACGAGGCTGGTACACCTGCGACGTCGGTGTGCGGTACGCCGGCGCCTGGTCGTATTCGTCAAGCATCACCTAAGAGGGGCCTGAATGAAGATCAAGGTAGTGCGCGGCTTCGTGCTCGGCGGCAAGACATACCTGCCGGACGACAAGAAGCCTGCAATCATCAACGTCGACGACAATGCAGCCAAGGGCCTCGTCGCATCGGGCAAGGCGCAGTTTGTCGACAAGCCGGCCGCCACCGAAGGGCCGATGACCACGGAATCCGTCAAGGGGTAGGCCATGCTAGCGAACCAGGCGAGCGCACTGTCCGTCGTCACGCTGCTCAACAGCGTTTCGTGCGCCAACACGGCGGCGGCGACGTCGGCGTATGTTGCCATCGGAGCAGACGCGGACGGCGACGTGCTCGTCGTCATCAACGTTGGCACGATCACCGGCACAATCGACTTCACGTTCAGCACAGCGACCGACTCCGGTGGCACTGGGGCCGCTGCAATCGTCCCGGCTGCCGGCGCGTTGGCGCAGATCACGACGGCGAACGACAACGCCTGCTATCTGGCTCGGTTCCCGAAGGCCAAAACGAAAGGGTTTTTGCAGGTGATCGGGACGATCGGCACTGGTCCCGCGCTCCTCGGCTACGCGATGCTGAAGCGCAACAAGACGGTCTGACGTGATCGAGAGCGCCGCCGACCGCCTGGCGCTCGTTCGGGATGCGGGCGAGACCGTCGAGGTCGACGGCAAGCAGTTGCCCGGCATCTACATCGCGCCCTATCAGCCGGTGCAGTTCGGCGTCCACATCCTCGAGAGCGCGCAGCCGCAGGTCGTGGTCGTAGACACCGACCTCCCCAGCGGCTACCACGCGGGCTCCGTCGTGACGATTCAGGGCTTGGATTACCTGCCGGCCGAGACGCAGCCTGACGGCGCAGGGCTCACCACGATTCGCCTACGGAAGCGCTCGTGATCCACCACCGCAAGCGCATCCGCGACCGCATCGTCCAACTCCTGCGTGCGGCCAGCATTGGCGGGGTCAACGATCAGGTCGAGGGCTCCGTCTTTTTCCCGTTCCCGAAGGGCTCTACCGGCATCTGCGTCTATGCAACCGAGGAACAGTCGCAGCGCGTGGCCGGACAGTATGAGCGCACCGTGGCATTCGCCATCGAGATTCGCGCTGCGGCTGCTGTAGGTGTCGAGGACGTGATCGACGAGATCGCTGCGGACGTTGAGCGTACTGTGCCGCTGGAGCTCGAAGGGCTCGCGAACGGCGGCGCGCTCCGGGCTACCGAGTTCGAGCGTAGCGGCGAGGGTGACGAGGAACTGATGACCGCGACGCTCACGTATGTATTCACTTACTCGACTGCGTTGTACAATCCAGGCGCCGCAGTCCACTAGGAGCGATCATGGCAGCCATCACAGTAACCCCTGGCAGTGTCCTGCGAGTCGATGGCGAGGTCGTGAACGGCTACCTCGCCGGCGCCACGATCACGGCAGGCATGGCGGTCTACGTCGACACCGCGGGCGCCGTGCAGATCGGCACGAACGCGAGCTCGGCGGGCTCTGGCGTCGCTTCACCGCTCGTCGGTATCGCACTCAACGGCGGATCGAGCGGCCAGCCGATTCAAATTCTCAAGACAGGCGGCACGGTGAACATCGGCGGCACCGCGGCGGTCGGCAAGCAATACTGCCTTGGTACGGCCGGCGGCATCATCCCGGTGGACGACATCGCGAGCGCGGAGTACATCACGACGATCGGTGTCGGCATCACGGCGGCGAACATCAAGCTCGGTGTCAATGTCAGCGCGGTCCAAGCGGCTGGCGCAGTGACCTAGGAGTAACCCATGGCAGAGCGACTAGGCCACCACTACAAGCTGTTCGTCGACAACGGCAGCGGCACCTATACCGAGGTCGCCGGGCAGACCGACTGCACGATCAACCGGCCGCAAGACCTGATCGAGGTCACGGCCAAGAGCGACACGCTGAAGCTGCGCGTGCCAGGGCGCCCCGATCTCACGATCAACCTGAGCGGCAACACGCGGCTGCCCGACGTGAATGGACTCGAGCGGCTGTACACGGTGCTCAAGGCCCAGACCGCGGTCAACGTGCAGGTGCGCTACACGCCGTTCAGCGCCTCGGAGCTCGTGTACGCGGGCTCCTGCTATGTCTCTAACAGCGACCGTGGCATGACCGACCAGCAAGCCGCGACGTATTCGTTCCAGTTCACGGCCGCTGCTGCTGCGACGACGGATACCCTGGGCGCGTGACCGAGCACGCGATCAGCGCCGAGCGCGGCGAGGTTCCGGTCACGCTCGAGGGTGTCACCTATCCGATGCGCCCGAGCGGCGCCGCGCAGATGGCGATCGAGGATCAGCTCGGCACGACCATCCCCGAGCTATGGTTCCGCATGATTGCGCTGTGGAAGCGCGCCAGCGGGGAGGCTGCCGAAGGCGCTGCGGGGCTTACGCTCAAGCAGATGGCCGTCGTCATCACCGAGTGCATCAAGGCCGCGGGACGCGATCGGCAGGACAAGGCGTTGCAGTCGTTCACCGCCGACCGGATTGCGGAACTGATCGCCGATCAGCGCATGAGCTACAACGAGCCGCTCGCGAAGATCATCGGCGGGATGTTGAGCAAGGAAGCGGACGAAAAAAAAGCCTGAAGCGTGTGATGACTGGCGAGGTTGCCGGCCAGTTCTGCCACGCACTCCATTGGACCCCGACGCAGTTTTGGGACTGCACGCCTCGTGAGATACTCGACATCATGAAAGCGGCGAAACCCAATGGCGACCATTGACGACCTAGAGTTCCGTATCACCGCGAGCACGGCGGGGCTGCGCGGTGATCTCGCGCGTGGCTCACAACAGATCGACCAGTTCGCGAACCGCACATCAGCCAGCTTCAATCAAATCACGCGCTCGGTGAGGCAGTTCGCGAGCTTTTTCGGCGTCGTTCTGTCAGGTCGGGCATTCGTGTCATGGATCAAGGGCGCGCTCGACGCCAAGAACATGACCGAGGAGCAGCTCAAGGCGACCAAAGAAGCGCGCGAGGCTATTGACGCGATGAAGCGCGCGAGCGACGAGCTAGCGCGTAGCTTAGGAACGTCGCTTGTGCCAGCGATGCAAGCTGCGACTGGAGCGATGGGGGCGCTGAATCGACAGATTTTCGGAGTCGATTCGCGCACGTCACTTGAGAAACAGATCGACAACCTCGAGCTTCTGAAGCGCGAACTGCGAGAGCTGCAAAGCCTGGAGGGCCAAGGACTCGCGACTGGCGCTGAGATCGTTGAGAAGCAGCGGCAGATTGACGCGGCTCGGCGGCAGCAGCGCCTCGACAAGATGGACGCCGAGTTCGCGCGGCCGATTCCTGGCGCACTGCAAGAGCTCGACGTTGCAGCCATTGGTCGTCGTGCGATTCCTGTGAATCGCGACTTCATGAAGGAACTTCAAGCTGAGAGGCTCGCACAGAACCTGAAGCGTGCGCAGGAGCTCACCGAGGAAATGGCGACCGATGTCGAGAAACAGGTCGAGAAGTGGCATGAGGTGCAGCAGTCGTTCGACCAGGGCTTTATCTCGTCGGAGACGGTTGAGCGGTGGAAGGACTCCATGCTGCAACCGATCGAAGTGACCGCGAAGCGGTTGAAGGTTCTGAAGGACGAGGGCAGCGAGTTCGCGGCGTCGCTCGGCATGGACTTCAAGAACGCTTTCGCGTCGTGGATTTCCGGCGCCGACACCGACTTCAAGCAACTGCTCAAGAACATGGCCGCGCAGATGGCGACGTCGGCCGTGTTCAAGATTCTTGGCTCGGCGTTCAGCGGGCAGACGACAGGGGCTGGGGGCTTTTTAGCCTCGTTCTTCGGCGGTCAGTCCCGGGCGACGGGCGGCGACGTGTCGGGCGGCGGGCTCTACAAGGTGCATCCGGGCGAGGCGTTTTTCTCGCCGCAGACTGACGGCCGCGTCGGGGCTACCGCAGGGGTGACGATCCAGCAGAACTTCTACACTGCCGCCGGCCTACCGCCGCAGTGGCATGGCGAGCTCGCGATGGTCGGGCAGCGCGCCGCAGCCGAAGCCTATAAGGCCATCACGGCGCGCATGGGCGGGCGGCGATGAGCACGGCTTTCCCCTCGTCGCTGCTGACCAAGATCACCGACTCGCGGCTGATCCTGAACGAGCAGAAGGCGTCGACCGAGTCGCTGTTCACGCGGTATCGCCAGGTGACCAGCCTGAGCGGCGGTACGGCCGACCGTTGGGAGGGGCTGATTCAGACGGCCTCTCTCAAGGGCACGGACTTGCGCACGATGTGGGCCTTCCTAGTGGCTGTGGGCGAGTTCGGGGAGATCACGGTCGGCGAGCCGGATTATACCGGGCCGACGAGCGGGCAGACGACGGCGCTCGTGCAAGGTGGCAGCCAGACCGGCACGTCGTTGATCGTAGACGGCGTGACGCCCTCGGTCTCGTTCCTGCTGGCTGGCGAGTACTTCCAGGTCGGGACCGAGTTCAAGGTGGTGACGGCCGATTGCACGGCCAGCGGTGGCGGCGTCGTTACGATCAACTTCAAGCCGACGTTGCGGGCTTCGCCTGCTGATAACGCCGCGCTGACGCTGACGAGCCCGCAACTACTCGCGCGCCTTACCATGAAACCGGAGCGGTACACGAACAACGAGAAGCGGCAGGTGTTCGCGCTGCCGTTTGAGGAGTCGCTGTAGTGGCTGACCGGGGCTTTAGCGCCACCATCGAGTCGGCGCTGTCGGCGCACGAGGTCAACGCGGCGTTCGCGGTGTATCTCGACTGGTCCGGCGGCGCGGTCCGCATGTGGTCGGGCAACAAGTCGATCTCGTGGAGCTCGCAGACGTGGGTCGGCGCCGGTAAGTTCGGCGCGCTCGACAAGCTCGTCGATTCGGTGGATCGGTCCGATGTCGGCATCGAGCTGACGCTGAATTACTTGGACGACACGCTGCGCAACGAGGTCGTCACGAACAACTCTGTCGGGCGCGCGGCGTCGGTGTACTTCTGGATCATGAACATCGCTACCGGGGCGGTGACGGACGGCTACGAGTTCTTCACCGGCTTTATCGACCGCTGCGAGATCGAGGACGCGGGCACGACCGGGCGGATCATCGTGCGGCTCGCGTCGGAGCTCGCGAAGCTCCAGCGCCCGCGGTTCTTCACGCTGTCGGACGCGCACCAGAAGTTCCTATTCAGCGGTGACAAGGGGTGCGAGTTCGCGACCAAGATGGATGAAGTGATTCTCTGGGGCCGTAATCCCTTTGCGCCAGCGCCGCCTAGGGGGCGATTTGAAACGCCGCCGGTCAATCCAAACTCGCCGTACCCGCCTGGGCACCACTATTATGATCCAGGCCTGGTGCCAGACGATCAGGGCCATCTACCAGGCTCGCATTGGTACACGCCGACCTACGGGCCCAAGCCGTGATGAAGCGCCGCCTCGACTGGCCGGAGCGCATGAACGCGGCGATCGACGCGGCGCGCTCTCGGCCTTTTTCCGATGAGTGGCACTGCGCGATGTTCGCGTGGGAGGTCGTGGTCGCCATGACGGACGAGGTGCTGCCGTCCTACGTATTGCTGCCGCTGACGGATGCCTACGAGACGATGCGCAAGAGAGGCCACGCTGACGTGAGCGCCGCGGTCGAGTCGGTGCTTGGCCCTGCCATCCCGCTTGCCTTAGCGCGTCGTGGTGACGTGGTGCTGCGGCTGACGCCCAAGGACGGACTGGCGCTCGGGATCTGCGTCGGCTCACTGTCGGCCTTCGTGGACGTCGCCGGGCTCGTGTTCCTGCCGACGCTCGAGCAG